TGCTGTCAAACGCTTTGCCGACTTTTACGGTGGAAGAGGCCACGTGGCTGGACGCCAATGTGGTGTTCATGGCAATCCTGAATAAGCTCTATGAGTAAAGGGGTCGTCGCCGGACCCCCCCTCACGGGGGGGCCCCCCGGCTCCTATGCATTATATAATATATACAGAATGTATTCGCGGTGAAACCTAAATAACCTCAAATTTTCTGCTTTGCCCTAAAGGGTGCCTAAAACCGCGGTGAAACCTAAAACCTAAAACCAGAATGAAACAACTTAAACTCCGGGGGCCGGGTTCTCGAGACCGTGAGTTGTAGCAGCCGTATCCCAAGCATCAGTAGCAAGAGCATCACGAAGCATCTTGAAACGATAGCGGCGAGTTGCGAGATACGTAACTGCAGTAGGGAGGGCGACAGTGGCCGGTTCGGCCGAAGCATCAGGCGAGCCCTGCTGCTGGAAGAGGACACCGTGATAACGTTTATCGGTAGCGATCCGCTGCGAGGGGACCATACTGAAGGTCCGACTACGACGATCGGTAATAACGAAGTTGATCTCCCCGCCCGGGGGGATACGGAACTTCTGACGTTTGTAGATGTTGTACGACTGACAGAAGAGGGCATTTTGGAAAGGGGTAACGCCGACATCAGTTACTTCGAGGTGGCGTTCAAATGTAGTTCGGGGCTCCTCGGGGTTTTTAGCCAAATTCTGCTTCCTAAAGCCTGCAGAGTACAGATCAGTGGGAGAGCCCCAAGCGGCATTCACGGACTTACGCCCACGAATATAATAGGCCTCAATGAGAGCATCTTGATTACCCGTATTACGAATAGTCATCTCAAGAGTACCGTGAAGAAACCAGACCTTCTGGTTACGACTGTGATCCAAAGGATCATTAGCATCGGCCCAACCAGTGGGGTCCATCTGCTTGAAAATACTTGCAACATCATCGGTTGTGTTGAATGAGTCATTCGAAACACCATTAATACCATACAACCCATAGCAAACAGCATTGGACTGCTGAGTAGCTGAAGTCAACTGGAACATGGACCTGCGGACCAAGTGCACTGGAGCTACTGTACTGTTCTTAACAGTATTGATAATACGACGCTTTTGCTTATAACGACGACGACCAATACGACGCTGACGACGAGACTTGCGCCTCTTGGAATAATCCGTTTTATAGTCAAACTGACCAGTAAGAGGGGCTGAGCCCTGAGTCACGTTCTGGGCTCGACCTTGACGGGCGGCCCGATACTGACGGTAGACTGCACCGGCTGCAGCTGAGGCGCGCACTAAATTACGCTGAGTAACATACGGTGCGATAGTACGCTGCGTGGAACGCAACAGAGAATGAATACGACCTCCACGAGTTTGGAGCGACATCCTAAATGTATGCGTGTCCAAAGAGAAACACCCACAACTGAGGAGCGGTCACGTGCTATATATAGGGAAATCCTCCTTCGAAATCTCTCTCGGGGTGGGGTAATATTAAATCCCACCCCGATGTTCCGCATCCAAGGCAAACACATTTTTTTGACCTACGCTCAAGCGGCAGGCATTGAATCTAAGGAGACTCTGCTCTGGGCGCTGCGCGACAAGGTGCCTACGCCTATTGGCTGGGCTATTGGGAAGGAAAACCACCAAAACGGTGGCGTTCATTATCACGTACTGCTCAAGTACGAGCAACGCATCGACATTCGAGACCAGCGTTTCTATGACGTGGCTGGACACCATCCGAACATTCAAACGGTCCGCTCGGCTAAACATACACTGCGCTACGTGACCAAGGAGGGCGACACTCTGGTGCACAACTTCGAGGTGGTGCGCGACGAAGACGTCTTCGAGGCTGTCATGGACGAGATCACGACTAAAACCAACGCTACCGCGGCTATCAAGGGGGTAATCGAACGTACTGGGACCAAGGGACTCCGCATGTACAACCAAATCCAAGGCTACGTCGACCGTATGATGAAACCAACGGCGCTGCAAAACCCTATGATGAACTATCCCATGGACTTTCCTGGGGTTAACGACCAACTGGGGCAGATTCTTCTGAACTTCCTAGTGGACGTGGCTGAGGGTCCCAACATGCGCGGCAACCGCAAGAGCCTGTGGCTGTACGGACCGAGCCGCATGGGCAAGACTATCCTGGCGCGTTCCCTGAGTACCCATTGGTACATGATGGGGGCCTGGAACGTTGACGCTTACGACGATCAAGCCGACTACGGCGTGCTGGACGACATCGCGTGGGAGTCGCTGAGCCGTTACTACAAGGGCATGCTCGGCATCCAGATGGATGTGACCGTGACCGACAAGTACAAGAAGAAGAGCATCATCACCCATGGGCGACCTGTGATCGTGCTGTCAAACGCTTTGCCGACTTTTACGGTGGAAGAGGCCACGTGGCTGGACGCCAATGTGGTGTTCATGGCAATCCTGAATAAGCTCTATGAGTAAAGGGGTCGTCGCCGGACCCCCCC